CAACATATCCTTCCAAGATATAGCTGATTCCTTCTCACTCTCAATGCCACCTTTCATATCAGAAGTACCGCTTCCAAATTGCTCTAGCTTGTCAGCTAGTGAAACTGCTCTTTGAATCTCGCCTTTGAGTTCTTGCATTTCTGCTTCGTTCATTGGCTTGCCTTCTTCGTTAGTAGCATCCCAAACTTCTCCAATTGCGGAAGGAAGATTATCTAAATCAGCGAAAGACCGCGATTGACCATTTTCGTCTTCAGTAGAATATTTTCCTTTACCAGTCAATGATTGATCTTCTCCTTGATCATCAGACTCAGAATCCCCCCCACCTTCGGAGTCTTGCGACTCTTCAGGCTTGTGTTCTTCGTTGTCATTGTTAATCTGATCTACCGCATCTTGCAAGGCATCCTCATCTTTGATCAGATGTTGATACACCTTCTCAGCAGTCCAACCTTTGTACTGATAATCAAGAAGACCGCCTGTAGGCAAAATCATTCTTAGATCATAGTGTAGGTAGTTATTGATTACATAATCGCAAGCAATATTCCAAACTTTAGGATGTCTCTTCCCTCTCCTTAGAGGATGTTCATAGACAACGTGTAAAGCTTCGTGGACAAGTACACCTTGCAGTTCTTCTTCGGTAACACCCTCAACAAAATCAGGAAAGAAATAAATCTTCTTTCCGTCAGTTGCCATAGTGTCACACTTAGAAGAATCGACCTCCACCAATTCAAGGTGTAGGAGCATACTTGCCATTCCTACATTGCCTTGCATTAGCTTTGATCTAGCCTTAATGATCTTATCTAAACTAGTCATTTTTCTTACCTCCAAAGGCACGTTCTAAGAACCCACCTTTAAGTCCGTCAACAGACTGCTCAAGACCTTCAGCTACTTGCTTACGTTTTGATTCACCTAGTTCTGTATCATCCCTTAGAGACTCCACAGAGTTGATAGAAGCAAGAACGCTTACAAGTTGTTGATGAGCATCAGAGATAGATTGATCATTGCCTAAGATATCTGAATTAATAGAAGGAAGAGTTTCAACCGCCTGTCTCAATTTCTCGATACTGCTATTGTTGAAGAATCCCTTCTGTTTGTTTTCAGGGTCGTAGGCTTTTAGCTTCTCAGCTAAGTGATCTACTTGAGAAACAAGTGCATCAACAGTAGTAACTAAAATGTTCTTAATGTTGGTGCTTGCTCTGTTTACTGCATCACTTTCTATCCTCTTTCTAAGTTCGTCAGATACATTTAATCTGATATCAGAACCAAAAGTTGGTAGCGGAGACAATTCAAACTGGAAGATAAATTTATCTCTCAGTCTTTGCAAATCCCAATCGTCAGTAGGGTAATCGTCTTCATCAAACGCATCACCTAATCTGTCTTTTGCATTCGCAATGTCTAGAGGTAGTTGCTTGAAAAAACTTTCCACCTCTCTATCCCAAATCACCTTTGCTTGATTCACTTCGTACTGAAGCTTTTCAAGTTGTGAGTTAGGACACAATCGCCAACCACCGCCAACCTTGACTCCGTTATCGTCTGAAGTATCAGACCAAGGCAAAGTAAGGGGATAGTAAAAGTCATTCCTAAACGCATTGATAATACTGCGAAACTCTTTGTTCACATTCCTACCAAAGATATGCTTAGAAACATTTAATAAGTCAGCATTAGAATTAACATCTTCTGCTAGACCATTTTTCAAACTCTTATCTGATTTGATACCGCTCGGATGCCCTAGAGCAACACGAACCAAAGTAGCATTCTCAGATAGAGTTGTACTTAAGTTTTTATCCATAATTGAACCTCCATTCAGTTAGATAAAGTTATCTGATTTCATGCTTTCGCAATCGTCAGTTGAGATAACACATCTCAATATCAGATAGGCTTGAGGGGAGAAAAAGAACATTTACCAGTAAATAATAAATATTTCTCTCTCTCCCGCCAAACGGGTCAGACTTCTAAGTCAGAATTTTCTACCTTAAATTCTCCATAGGTAGAAGTATCTTTTAACTCAGGTCTCGCTCCTGTCACAGAACGCACAAAGAAGATTCCAAACTCAGGGGAAGGAAACTTATTTATGAAGTTGAGACTATTCTTGAAATAGCTTGTGACGTTGTTGTCATTCGCTTCTTTAATCACAGTCACTAATGCACAGATCGTTGCGTAGCATATGCCCCCATGATCAGGAACATCTACCTCAAGACCTTCGACTATTCGGTCAAGATCAGGCACATCATTTTTGAGAGACAGGAAAGACATAAATTCAATTGAAGCAGTCTCGCCAATATCACATTCACAAATCAATTGCTTCAGATCGTTGGAAGGATTCGTCTTCAAAGTATCAGACAATCTTGTCCATGCTCTCGGTGAAGGTTGAGGAGTTTTGACTTTTGGGTCAAAGACATTCAACCATTCAGGCTGAAAGTTGATGTAACCTAATACATCAGGATGAACATCATTATCCACCGCCCATTTCAACCAATCATCCGTATTGTGTTCAAAGTTAATAATTGAACAACGACCAACCACATGAGAAGGCAGAGCATTGCTACCCGCCCTGTCGGATGATCTGTTACCCGCACAGATAACTTTCCACCCTTCGGGCAAGATGTACTCACCCAATCTTCTCTCGTAAATGATCTGTCCTACTATGGCTTGAACACTCGGATGAGCCTGTGCATATTCATCAAAGAATAAGACACCCTCACCACCAATCGGAAGGTTACCTAAAAAGGCTCGCTTCTGTTGGTTATCGTCACCAATGTAAGGCAGACCGCCAAGGTCTACGGATTCATAAAGAGATAGCCTAAAGTCAATCCACCCAAACTGCTTTGCAGTTGGATTGATCACATCAGAAACAATCTCTCTATCGTTAGCTAGTTCCTCCGCAAGTTGTTTAACAACCGCAGATTTACCAACACCAGTTCCTCCTAAGAGGAAAGGGGCATTGCCCCCATTTAATACAGACTTCATTATCTGTAATGCTTTACTAGGATACATAAGAACCTCCATTCTATTATCTAGTTAATGTTGCTAGCACCACGCTAGCACCTAGACTAGACCGCAAGCAGTCTAGTTTCGATTGAATCTCACAATCTCATCAGTAGGCTCAAGAAACAAAAGTCCAAGACCTTGAAGAATTTTCAGAGTCAGAGAAATAACAAGGAACATCCACAGATATTTTGCTAAGTGCCTTGTCTCTCTCTTCTACTGTTTCAAATTCTTGAATTAAGAATAACTTTTTTTTCATTTTTCTAACCTCCATAGTTAGTTGTTAATTATCTGTTTCATCCTTTTGGAATCGTCAGCCAAGGTACGCACCTTGATACAGATAGGGGATACTTATTAGGCATCCCCCACTTTTTTTATTGATCTAATCTCTGTCCTCTGAAGTGATTTTCATCTTCTTCAATCAGAGTATGAATATCTGCATTAGCCATATCCATGACATTCTGAAAACCCACGCTTCCTACTCTGTAGATATCTCCGTTAAAGATCATCCTATCGCCTACAGAAGTAGACCTATATTCAGCACCTCTAACAAAGGTATCTACACTAGAATTCTTAGTCCAAGACTCCTCTATATTTTGAGTCTGTTCAAAGGCAAATTCTAAAGCTTCAGTTCCTTCACGCTCTCCCACATTTACAAGACCAACGACTTGAGGTCTGTCGAAAGTTCTATTCCCTTCATCATCTCTAGTCATTAAAAATGCAGTATGGATAACAGTTATAAGATTTATTTTCATTGTTTTAATCCTCCACGAATTAAGTTAGTTACTGTTTCTGCTTTCGCTTCATCAGGCAAGGTACACACCTTGCGACAGTTGGAGGTCTGTCAGTAGTTTTTACAGTTCCCTAGATTCAGATCATTCAGCCAAAGCTTACTGCGATCATTCTCATGTACTTAATCGGCTTTATAGTTCACCTAACTAAGTATCCCTCCAGTAGCCCAACGCTACCTTCTCAGGGAGGGGAAGTTCATCCCTCAAAGACTTTCAATAACTGTCACTTATCTTCCGTCACCTTCGCCCGTTGTTTTCTGTTCTAGCCCGCGTTACAGAACCCTAGCTTTATCTTTCACTAGGAGGAGGAGTCTCACGACTGCTGTCCATGTGTGTGATTATAGCACCATAGATCATCATTACAAATCATATTAGCTAGCAGACTGTGAGCATTACTAAATTCTCCTTACTGGTAGATAATAATCTCAGCACACAGGAGAACAGAACCATGACAGATAAGACAGAGAAACCAACCTTGAAGATCGTGAACAAAGACACAGACCTAACCATTAAGCAGAGGGCATTTGTAGACGAGATTATCAAGGGCAAGTTGGGTAGCTATAAGGAAGCTTACGCAAAGGTGTATGACGTTACTCTAACCAAGCAAGGGAAGATACCTAAGTGGGTAGAGGTAGAAGCAAGCAAGCTAGTAGCAAACCCTAAGATAGCACTAAGCTTACATAAGGCTATACAGAGGAAAGAGGATGTTGCAGTTGCTTCCTCCCTACGAACAAGGAACTACGTTCTTGAAAGGCTCATGTCTGAGTCCAAGGAAGCAGATAGTGATGCGACTAGGGTCAGAGCATTAGAATTGTTAGGAAAGACTGTATCGCTCTTTAACGACACCATAGAGATAAAGGAAGCAAGGGATAGTGACGACATAGAAGCAGAGATAGAGGAGAAGATCGTAGCCTTACTAAGTAAAGAGGAAGCAGAGTAACCCCCCCTTTTGTTTGCAGAATCCACAGAGAGAAGAGACCCCGTACCCCCTTGTGTGTGTACGGCTACCTGACTATCATATATACATAGTGATTCACACATTCATAGACCTAATTTCATATACCCCCCCTATATATTGCATTTTGCTAGCAAGTTTTCACTAAGTACCCCC